GGGGACGCCGCACAGGCCGTTGGATTGGCCCGCCTCGCGAGCGAGTTTGGGGACCTGATGTCCGCACTTGCGCCGGCCTTGGCCGATGGCCGCATCGACGCAGCAGACCTGCCGCACGCTCGCCGCATCTTGGATGAGTCAGATGATCTTATCTGCGCTGTAGTGGCCCTGCGCCGACAGGTGCAGGCTCTGGTGAGTGATGGACAGGTGGGGCGGTGATGGCCGTGGCTATCTACCGCACGCCCCAGACATCACGCAAGCGTCGGCGCAAGCCGCTGAGCGCTGCAGGTGTACTGGCAATGCACACGGCCGCACTGGCGCTGACGGATGCGGTGCCTGCACTAGTTGGCGATGATGCCTTGGCCGAACGTGAGCGGCTACGCGTACAAGACGAAGCGAGGCGTACTGCCCAGGGCGTGTTGTCGCTGGTGTGCGCCCCGTCCCCCCGAGTGGCGGGGGACGCTGACGCGAGCGCGGTGCGTTCAGTAAGCGCAGGCGGCAGCACGACTCGTTCAGGTTCGCCGGTCGATGGGTCCTCCTTAGGGACCCCTGTCGCGGGTAATTCGGACCCCGATTCCTGTGTAGATAGCGGCCGGGGAAGTTACTGAATATGGCGGTCAACTATGACGACGCCCTGTCGCAGCTGCAGTCCGCCGGACTTCTCGTCACGTCGCTCGAACCCACAGGCAAAATGGTGCGCGTTCGAACTGAAGGCGGTGGGCGCGAGAAGCGCGGCTGGTACGTGCTGCACACCCTGAACTGCGACAACGGCGACCAGCTGATCGTCGGCACCTACGGTTCGTGGCAGGGCAACGAGAACGGCGCGCAGAAAATCGAGCTGCGGAAGCGCGACCAGGCATTCACCGCGGAACAACGCGAGGCGCTGAAGCGTCGGCTGGCAGAAGATCGCAAGCGTGCCGAGGCTGAGCGCCGCCGGCAAGCAGAGCGCGCCGCGGCGATGGCCACTCGCATGTGGGGCAAGGCGAGCGAGCATGGCGAAGCCGACTATCTGCACAGCAAAGGCGTGCAGGGCTTCGGCGTTCGCTATGGCAAGACCGGCGCCGCCGTTCTCCCGCTGCTGGACACCCACGGCACTGTCCACGGCCTGCAGATCCTGCGCAGCGCCGCCCAGGCAAAAGCCGCGAACAAGCCTTCGAAAGAGTTCTTCCCGCCAGGGCTGGTGAAGAAGGGGCACTTCCACCTGATCGGCGGGACGCCGCAGTGGATCCTGCTGCTGGCCGAAGGCTATGCCACCGCTGCCAGCCTTCACATGGCTACCGGGTACCCGGTCGTTGTGGCATTCGACGCCGGCAACCTGCTGCCGGTGGCGTCGGCGTTGGCCAAGCACTATCGCGGCATCAAGCTGCTGGTGTGCGCGGACGATGACACGCTGCAGAAGTGCATCAGTTGCAAAGAGCGCCTGGTGCTGTCGGATCACCCCGTCACGTGCCCGACGTGCGGCGAGGAGCACAAGGCCAAGAATGCGGGGCTGCTCGGGGCCGACGCGGCGGCGCTGGCGGCACACGGCGCCACCGTCCTGCCAGTGTTCACGGATGAGCCGGGACGTCGCTCGCGATTCGTCGACGCTGGCAACAAGATCACCGATTTCAACGACCTGCACGCCGCCGAAGGCCTGCACGTCGTGCGATCGCAGATTGAAGCCCGCATCACGGAGCTTTCGTGGCGTTCACCGGCGGAAATTCCGCGCGCTTCAACCACCACCGCCGGGGGCGCGGGGAAAGCCAATCTCCAACCCATCGGCACTATCGAACACCTGCACGAGCGCTATGCGCTGGTCTATGCGCAGGGCGGTACCGTGTTCGACCGGCAGGAGCACATGCTGCTGTCGCTGTCCGATATGCGCGACCTGTGCCTGCGCCGTGAGCTCCACCGCGCGTGGATGGAGAGCCCGGCCCGAAAGACGGTTCGTGTGCAGGAGGTCGACTTCGACCCGTCGTGCTCCAAGCCTGGCGTCACCTGCAACCTGTTCGGCGGCTGGCCAACCGAGCCGAAGCAGGGAACCTGCGACAAGCTGCTGCAGCTTCTGTGGCACATGTGCGGCAATGAATCGAACCAGCGCGCCCTGTACGAATGGGTACTGTGCTGGCTGGCTTACCCGCTGCAGTATCCGGGCGCCAAGATGAAATCGACGATCGTGATCCACGGGCCGCAGGGCACCGGCAAAAACATGTTCTTCGATGAGTACATGAAGCTCTACGGCGAGTACGGCCGCGTGCTGGACCAGAGCGCTCTGGAAGACAAGTTCAACGACTGGGCCAGCCGCAAGCTGTTCCTGCTCGCCGACGAAGTGGTGGCGCGCACCGAGGTCTACCACCTCAAGAACAAGCTCAAGGCGCTGATCACTGGCGACCGTATCCGCATCAACCCGAAGAACATCCAGGCCTACGAAGAGGACAACCACGCCAACATGGTGTTCCTCAGCAACGAGGCCATGCCGGTTGTGCTGGAAGAGGATGACCGGCGACATGCCGTCATCTGGACCCCGGTGAAACTGGCCGCCAGCTTCTACAGCGAGGTCATGGCGGAGATTGCAGGAGGCGGCACGGCCGCGCTGCATCACTACCTGCTCAGTCTCGACCTGGGCGACTTCACGAATGGCAGCCATCCGCCGATGACCGATGCCAAGCGTGATCTCATTGGCCTGAGTGTGGACAGTCCTGAGCGCTTCTTCGACCAGTTGCTCGGCAACGATATTCCCGGCCTCAAGCCGCGGCCAGCATTGAGTAAAGAGTGGTACGAGGCGTACAAGCTTTGGTGCTCGAAAGAGGGCATCAGGAACCCAGCCCCATCGCACAAATTCATCAACGCGCTGGTACGAAAGCGGGACGTTACACATCCGGACCGGGCCCGCAAGCGGTATTTGCTTGCGACGGATACGGAAGGCCCACACGGCTTCCTGCTGATCGGAAACTGCAAACCAAAGGACGACCAGACGGAGACTGTGTTTCTCGGGGAGCAGGTAGTTCTGTTCCGTTCCCAGCTCAACGACTACCGAGGGGCGCGCTCATGACCGGCGATGTGCGGGACGTGCGGGCTGATGTGCGGGCTGATGTGCGGGCTGAAACGCTTGTGGCAGTAGGTGTGTGCGGGACGTGCGGGCAATCCCCCTCATGCGGGCGTGCGCACGATGCAGAAAACGTGCGTCTGGCATGTATCGAATCCGCGCAACCTCGCACGTATGCGTTCCCGCACGTCCCGCACGTCCCGCACATCGCTACTGCCGCAACGCTTTCGGGCGATTCGCTGCCCGCACGTCAGGCCGCACACACCGCACGTCCGCTCGCGCACGCGTTTTCTCCTGCCTGCGGCCTTTCGAAAGAAATGAAGAGGGAGGGCTTGGCAGCATGAGTGCTGGAACACTGGTTACTGGAAAAGAGCTGGCGGCGCACATCGGCTGCCGCCCTTCCTACGTCGTCCAGCTCAAGCGGGAAGGTCGTGTCGTGCCGGCCGAGGGCGGCAAGGGCTACCTGCTGGAGCCCTCCCTTGCGCTCTACCGTGAGACGCGCAGCCCCGCCCATGTGGCAGTGGCCCAGCGGCACGCCGTGGCCCGCGGTGGTGCACAGGCGGCGCAGGATCAGTCCGATGACGTGGACGATATCGGCGACGACCTCGCGGCTGAGCCGCCTTCGGGCGGCTCTCAGGCCCGCCGCGCCCGTGCCTTGGCCGACAAGGCCGAGGTGGATGCAAAGGCCGCACAGCGCGATCTGGATATCAGCCTGGGCCTGCTGCTGGACCGGCGGGATGTCGAAGCCGTCCTCGGCCAGGCGGCCGGTGCCCTGCGCGCCGAGCTGGAGCGCATGGCCGATACCCTGGCGCCACAGCTGGCCGCTACTGGCGATGAAACCCGCTGCCGCGAGCTGGTGTGGAATGAAGTCAGCCACAGCCTCGAAGAGCTGAGCCGCGCCTTCCGCGAAGTCGCCCAAGCGGGTGAGGTGGCGGCATGAGTTACACGGGGCTGGCTTGCTCTGCGGAGTCCATCGGCAACGTACTCGCCCGCGCCCTACTGCCGCGGCGTCCGATGAGCGTCTCGCAGTGGTGCGATGAGCACATGCGCCTGTCGTCGAAGGGCAGCAGCAAGGCCGGCAAGTGGCACACCGGCAACAACCCGCCGCTGCGCGAGCCGATGGACTGCATGTCCGCGCGCAGCCCGGTCAAGAGCATGGTCTGCCAGTTCCCCATCCAGTTCGGTAAAAGCCTGCTGGCCACCAACGCGCTCGCGTACTGGATGGACTATGCCCCGGCGCCCATCATGTACGCGCTGCCGGGCGAGGTCAGTCAGAACAAGTGGATCGCCCAGAAGCTCAACCCCATGATCGAAGTGGTGCCGGCGGTGCGCAAAGCGCTCAGCAGCACCGCCAGCCGCGACAGCGCCAACCAGCGCACCTTCAAGGATTTCGCTGGCGGCCAGCTGTACGTTGAGCATGCCGGCAGCCCGCAGCGCCTGAAGTCGACCACCGCGCGCTATGTCATCGCCGACGAGCTGGACGAGTTCGCCCAGGCGCTGAGCACCGGTGACGACCCGGTCAAGATGCTGGACGGCCGCACCAGCGCCTTCCCCAGCACGTACAAGCGGCTCTACATCAGCACGCCCACCATTGCCGGGCTCAGCCGAATCAACCAGTTGTACGAAAAGAGCGACCGCCGGCGCTACCACGTCCCGTGCCCACACTGCGGGCACTACCAGGCCCTGCAGTGGGGCGGGCTGGTGTGGTCATCGGATGGCAAGGAAGCGTGGTACGCCTGCTGCGAGTGTGGCGCCTCGATCGATGAGCACCACAAGACCGACATGATCGCCGCTGGCCGCTGGGTACCGGAGAACCCTGATTCACCCATCCGCGGCTACACCATCAATTGCCTGTACTACCAGTTCGGCCTGGGCCCGCGCTGGGCTGAGCTGGCAGAAATGTGGCGCGACGTACAGAACGATCCGGCCGCCCTCAAGACCTTCATCAACGACCGCCTCGCCGAGACCTGGGAAGACCCGGCCATGCGCTCGGTGAAGCACTCCCTCGTTGCCGATCGGGCGGAGCCCTACAAGCTGCGCGCCGCGCCAATCAGCGTGCTGGCCATCACTGTCGGCGTCGATACGCAGGACAACCGCCTGGCCGTGCACATCATCGGTTGGGGCCGCGGCATGGCGGCCTGGACGCTGGACTACATCGAGCTGCCGGGCGATCCCGCGGAAGAAGCCGTGTGGCTCTCGCTCACCGATCTGCTCAACCGGCCCATCGAGCGAGTGGACGGCGTGCTCCTGCGGCCAATGGCAAGCGCCATCGACGCCGGCGGCCACCGCACCGAGGCCGTCAAGCACTACGTCCGAAGCCGCCTGATCACCCGGCCCATGTGCATCTTCGGCGCCGTGCCAAACAACGCGCCACTGCTCTCCAAGGGCAAGCTGGTGGACGTCACCTGGCGCGGCCGCACCGACAAGCGGGGCATCACCGTGTACCACGTCGGCACCGTTGCCGCGAAGCACTACCTCTACAGCCGCCTCGGCGCCGATGCCGAGAAGCAGGTGGATGCCCGGCTGGTGCACTTCTCCGATGAGCTGCCGGCAGAGTTCTTCCCCGGCCTCGTCTCGGAAATCTACAACCCGGTCAAGAACCGGTTCGAGAAGAAGGTGCAGCGCAACGAGCCGCTGGATACGTGGGTCTACGCCTACGCAGCCGCCCATCACCCGGAGCTGCGCCTGCATCGCTACACCCGCGCTGACTGGGATGTGCTGGAGGCCCGGCTATCCGTCGCTGCCGCAGCGGCCGTGGATTCCCGTGAAACATCACTTCCAGCAAATGGCAGCAGCGCTCGCCCCGTAGATTCCCGTGGAACAAACAAGCAAGCCCGCCGCCGAAGCGGCTGGGTCGATTCGGAGTGAAGAACAGAATGGCCGACGACGTCAAAGTGGATGAACTCGTGGACCAGATCCGCGAAAGCTACGCCGCCTCCATCCGCATCGCAGAGCCTGGCATTCCGGCTCACGCGGCGCTGCAGCTGGCCGATACGCTGGTGGCGGTGCAGATGGAAATCCTCGCCGGCAAGCGTGTCAGCTACAAAGCCCGGCCTGCCATAGATGGCGATGCCATCACCGAGGATTGGCGCCTCGGTATGCCGCTGCAGGAGATTATGCGGAAACATCGTTGCAGTCGGCCAACCGCCTATCGGTGGCACCCAAGTCGCCTTCTTCAAGCGGGCTGAAGAAAGTCTCACGGCCACCACGACGTGAGACAAACTCGTCTATATCTTGCGTGTCCATGTCGACTACGCAGCAACGTCTGGACGCTTACTACGCCGCCGAGGTGCGAATCCTCACGACGGGCCTGAGCTGGCGGCTGGACATTCGCCAGCGGCAGGAAGCCGAACTCGCGGAAATCCGTAAGGCCATCACCGCGCTTGAAGGCAAGCTGGCGGCAGAGCAGGGCAAGCGCAGCGGTGGCAGCAGCCTGCGTTACCGCACGGCGGTATTCAATGACTGAGCGCGCCGGCGTCCGCATGAACCTGCTGGATCGCGGTATCGCCGTGTTCTCACCGAAGGCCGCGCAGCAGCGCATGTTCGCGCGTTCGGTGCTTGCCCTGTACGAGGGCGGCCGCTCCACCAAACGCCGCAAGAAGAGCCGCGACAACTCCACCGGCGACCGCCTGGTGGTGCGTGATGCGGCCACCGTCCGCGCCACCGTCCGCGACCTCGAGCGCAATTACGACCTGGTCGATGGCGCCATCACCACGCTGGTGCGCAACATCATCGGCCCGGCCGGTATCAGCATCGAGCCGACCCCGCGCAAAAGTTCGCCGGGCAATTACTACGACAGCATCGATGACGACTTCGCCCGCCAGTTGCTTGATCTGTGGCGGCAGTGGGTCGTCTCGCCGGAGGTCACCCGCACGCTCAACTGGGTGCAGTGCCAGGAGTTGGCCTGCCGCAGCTGGCTGCGCGATGGCGAGCAGTTCACCCAGCTGGTGGAAGGCACCGGCAGCTTCATCAAGCACGCCAGTAGCGTGCCGCTCTCCATCGAGCTGCTCGAGGCGGACGTGGTACCACTGGATTACGACGACGCCGAAAAGCGCATCAGCGCCGGCATCCAGCGCAACGACTGGGGCCAGCCGCTGAACTACTGGGTGTACAAGAATCATCCCGGCAACGGTGGCTGGGTGGGCGAGAACAATCTCAAGTCCGTCCCGGCAGATCGCTTCCTGCACCTGGCCGTGCGCAAGCGCCTTTCCGGCCTGCGCGGCATCAGCCTGTTCGCCAGCGCCATCGATCGCCTGATCGACATCAAGGACTACGAAGAGTCCGAGCGCATCGCCGCCCGCATTGCCGCCCGCATTGCCGCGTATATCAAGCGCGACAAGGACATGGAATACCAGCCGCTGGCCGATGACGGCACTGCGGCCAATCCGGCAGATCGCGATTTCCTGCTGGAAGCCGGCGCCATCTTCACCGAGACGCTGCCGGGCGAATCCATCGAGATGGTCAACCCGAACCGCCCGAACACCATTCTGGAGCGGTTCCGCATGGCCATGATGCGCGCCGTGTCGCGCGCCATCGGCCTGAGCTACTCCAGCCTTTCCGGCGACTACGACGGCACCTACAGCGCCCAGCGCCAGGAGCTGGTGGAGAGCTACGACGGCTACCGGATGATGACCGGCCAGTTCGTCGCCCGCTTCGTCCAGCCCATCTGGGAGCGCTTCGTCGCGCTCTCCATCGCCTCGGGCAAGCTGCGCGTGCCGGCCGGTATCCGCCCGGAAACCGTCGCCCAGGCCGTGTTCCGCGGCCCGAAGATGCCGTGGATCGATCCGGTGAAGGAAGCCAACGGCATCAAGCTGCTGGCCGAAGCCCGCGTGCAGTCCATCACCCAGGCCATCGCCGAGCGCGGAGGCCGCATGCAGGACGTCTTCGAAGAGATCGCCCGCGAGCGGTTCCTCGCTGCTGAGCTCGGTTTCTCGCTCGATGCGGCCGCCGCTGCGCCTGCAGAGCCGGCGCCCGGTTCCGAAGACGAAGAGACGCCCCCGCGCCAGCGCGCCGCGCGTACCCGCGCCCCCCAAACTGGAGACAACGCATGAAGCCCACCCTGTTGGCTGCTGCGGTAATGGCCTCGCTCGCAATGGTTCCGCAGGCTTCGCCGCGTGGCACCTCCGAGCGCCCGCATATCGAGCCGCTCATGCGGCTGCAGCCGCTGGCCGGCGCCGACGATGCCTATGAGCTGCTGATCTACGGCGATATCGGCGAAAGCTGGTGGGGCGATTCCGTCACCGCGCAATCCGTCGTGCTGCAGCTCAACGAGCTGCCGGCCACCGTCGCCACCATCAACGTGCGCATCAACAGCTACGGCGGCAGCGTGGCCGATGGCCTGGCCATCTACAACGCGCTCAAGCGCCACGGCGCAACCAAGGCCGTCACCGTCGACGGCGTGGCCATGTCCAGCGCCTCGCTGATCGCCATGGCCGGCGACACCGTGCACATGCCGGCCACCTCCATCCTCATGATCCACGCGCCGTGGGGCGGTATCGCCGGCAACGCGAAAGAGCTGCGGCAGTACGCCGACGTGCTGGACACCTTCGCCGAGGGCATGGCTGACGCCTACGTCGTCAAGTCCGGCAAGAGCCGCGCCGACATTCTGAGCCTGCTGCAGGACGGTGCCGATCACTACTACACCGGCGCCGAGGCGGTGGCCGAAGGCTTTGCCGATGCCGTGGATGAAGACGCCGCCGAAGACGGCGCCGCCGATGAGCAGGCCCGCGCCTTCGCCGCCATCGTCGCCCAGCGCGTCACCGCGCGTGGCGCCTCGCCGCAGCACGCTGGCATGGCCATCGCCGCCGCAATGCGCACGCGCTTCCCGTCTGCCAGCTCCGC